GCATCGGCCAGTCCAAGCCAGTGATCGTGCGGTCGTTTGCCCTAGCTAATTCGGTTGACGAAATCGTCGCACGGACACTTGGGCGGAAAGCTCAGATGATCTCCGAGGCTTTGGATTAAGGAAACCGAGGGCGGCCCAACCCGCCCCCGGCCCCTATTACTTACAGCAGATCGTCGAGGTCCGAGATGTCTGCGGTCGGCTTGGCCTCCGCAGTGAACTCGTCCGCCGCAGACAGACGCCCGTCCATACGGGGACCGTCCTTGATCTTCTGAAGATTGCCGAGGCTGAACGCCACGCCGTTGTTGCCGTTGACGCTGTAGGCGTAGGCCCGCAGCGACGCCTTCACCACAGCGCCCGGATAAATCTCTTTAGGATCAGTGATGATGGCCGGCTTGCCGTCCGGCCCAGCGTAGATCGACACGACGCCGGGCGCCTGCTTCGACTTAACATTGACGAAGACCGAACCCTCCGGGTAGCCCTTGTCCACGGCATCTTCGCGGAACGGCATCCGGATTTTGCCGGCCTTAATCATGTCGCGCGTCTTGTCGCCCCACTTCTCCTTGGCGACAGCCATCACGGCGGCCTTCATGTCGGTAATGTCCACGTCGTCCTTGAAGACGAGGGCGCAGCTATAGACCGGCTCACTGGCGCCCGGAGGCGTCTGCGGTTCAAAGATGTGGGGGTAGCTGATGACGGCTTCGGGGGTAATAACTTTGCTCATACGTAGTTCCTTGTTCACTCGTTCACGGTAAATTCGTCAGCAGCCAGAAGGGCGGCCGACGGTCGGGCATCGGTGTCGCGGACCATCGAAAGGCCGGACGACACTGACATGACGAGATGAGCGGGGACATTCTTCTTGCCCACGATCTTCTCGATCTGAGCGGGCGACTTGATCTTCTTCTCGAAAATCTCCTCGTCCTCCAGATTCTCGGAAGCCGCCCATTCGAGCAACTCCTCTTCGTTCTTCCAGCGCCGCGTCGGGCGGCGCTCCACCAGTTTGAAGCCGGGCACAGTCTCGCCCGCTTCAAGCAGCGCGTTGGCGTGGCGGCGGATGGATTTGATCCACTCTTCGATGAGCGGAATCTTATCCATGTAGGCCGCGACTTCCTCCGGCGTGATGTCATCGGCTACGCGCACCGCGCCGAACTCATCCTGCGCCACAGCCAGCGCGCCCCGGCGCAGAGCCGAACACGTGCCGGACGCCTTGCAGAACTGGCAGTGGTCGCCGGGAATAAGCGGGGCGTCGGGCTTCAGCGCAGCGTGCGCGGCGTCGATCAAGTCCGTCCCGAAGTCGAGTATTTCGTCCTTCGTGTAGGAGTAGACGCGGATCGAACCGTCACGGTGCTGGGCGCGGGGTTGCACGATGGCGGTGTGAACTTGATTGATAGGCGCTTTGGCCCCGATCTTCAGCACGGCGCCCAGCGCGTAGTATTTTAACTGAGCGTTGTCCTCGACATCGACGGCAACGCCTTGGCCGTGCTTGTAGTCGATGATCCAGAGGTTGCCCGTCTCCTTGCCATAGATCGTGCAGTCGCTCGTGCCGAACATCGGCATCGGCGGGTCGAGAGCTTCAAGACTGAAGCGTTGCTCAAGGCGCACTAGCGCCGGCGCCTCCTCGGCCTCGACTGCGCGGACGTAGTTGACGTAAGTCTGCACCGCGGCGGCCATATTGTCATCGACAACGTGATCGTTGAATGAGCCGCCGATGCACAGGGCTACGTCTTCTATTCCCTCACGAAGACAGTGCTCGCCCAGTTCGTGCGCGGCCGTGCCGAGTTCGGCGAAGGGGCTGCTCTCGTCGGGGAACCGCTCCTCGGCTTTGAGACTGCCGGGGCAAGCCATGCGCCGTTTCGAGTTCGACGCGCCGAAAGACGCGTGGGCTATTTCACCAGCCATGTCTTCACTCTCCTGTTCTTGCGGTCTTGTATCGCGCGAATTTCGTCCCAGAGTTTCGGGACCATATGCGCAGTAAGATATTCCCCGCCCGCTTGCGGGCGGTAGTGGCTCGGCGTTCCGAGGTCCGCCCCCCACCCCTCCGGGGCGTACCTGTTGCTAAGTGATTCCTCGTAATCGGGATCAAACATTATCAGCCCTTGATGCTCAGCGGGCAAAGGCGGTAGCCCATGTTCAGCACGGTGCCATTGTCATAGCGGCACATTTGGTTGCCGTTCTCGAACCACTGCGCGACGAGGTAGTGGGTCATCTGGTACTGCGCTGCGGCAGAGGTGGCAGTCAGGGCCAGAGCGGCGGCGATAACAATCTTCTTCATTTGTATCTTCCTTCTTCAACGAACGTAGAAACCTGCCTCATCCCGTGCTTCCTGAGCCACGTGGTGATGGCGTTCACTTCAGCCTTCACGGCGATGTCGATCTCGATCTGGCGGGCAGCGTCCTTGGCGTCGAGGACGCTATCGAACGTCAGCACCTCGCCGTCAGCGTTTTTCACCCAGTAGAATTGGTCGCTCTCCGACCAGTTGACCTTCGGTGTTGTCATTTCCCAAACCCCTCTTCGTAAAGTTCGATGGCGCGGAAGCCGATCCACTCCTCATCGTCGTGATCGCTATTCAGCCAGTTGTGCCAAGCCTCACGCGCACACAGCAGCTTGCGATCCACGGGCGGCTCCTCGTAGCGTTCGATCATGTCGCAGAGTGCTTGGTAAATGCCCCCTTCAAGGTAGGTATCGCGCAGGCCATCAACGCTCGCATACGCCCAACCACTCCGGTTCGCAGCTTCGATCAGCACCCATTCGGGCGGTGTTTGCTTGTCGGTCATTTCGTCTCTCCTAATGTGGCGCGGTGGTATTCGAGCGCGGCCTCTCCGACGCGCTTCCACGCAGCCATCGTGTGCGGGCACGCCTGTGCCCTGTTCTCGGCAGGTATCTGGTCGGGCCTGACATTCAGCCAAGCCGCCAGCATCGCCAGTTCGAGGGGTGTGCGTTCCTCACTCACCAGTCGGCTCTCCCAGTGCGGCGCGGGCTGCAAGCAGATGTCGGCCCGTTATGCCGTATTCATCACCGCCAGCGGGGCGATAAGCCCAGAAGTCGCCTTTGTCCTCTGCCACCACAAGCAGGTCGCCAGATTTGGCAAACGGCTTTAACGCCTCCCGCAGCCGCTTGATCTCAGCCGCTTGGGCTTCGATGGTGTCGGCGGCTTTGCGGGTCATTTCTTCGGCCATCTGCTCCATCGCCGCCTCGTATTCCTCGGCTACGATCTTCCTTGTCTCAGCGATGGCGTAGGAGACCGCCTGCTTCACTAGTTCCTCACTCACCAGTCGTTCTCCTCATCAATCAGTTCTGGCATATGCTCACGCATCCATGCGCGGCGGTGGCACTCGGCCATGTAGTCGGCTTGCCTCTCGGCCCACTTGGCGAGGTAGCGGTCGGGGATCACGATCGCCTCCACTCCTGGTCGCAGTCGGGGCACTTGAAGGCGACAGCGCAGTCCTTCTCAAGGCTGTAGAGCGCAATCTGTCGGCCCCAGCGCCCCTCGGTTCTGGTCGCGCCGTACATCGCGGCAATGCGGTCAGCCTCGGCTTCGTCCTTATGTTTTTCAAAGAACGTGTCCCAGATCAGATCGCCGTCGAGGTTGTTGCCGCACGATGGGCAGTGGCGTGACTGCGCGATGTCAGTGGCCTGCATGGTGGGTTCCCTTCCTTTCCAGCACCTTAATGTGCTCGCCGCGCACGATGCTTCCCGCTAGTGTCAGGGCGCATATGTTGACTAGCGCGTGCGGCTTGAACAGCGCCAAGAAGGCAAACCGAAGCCGCCAGAGCAGCGAAAGCTCGCCCCACGAGGGAACGTGCAGCCAAGCGATCACCCGCTTCTCGTCGTCCGAGGGCACGTAGTCACGCATGGCGCGGCTCCTTGAGGGCGGGCGTCCAGCCCACCACCCCTTCGCCCCCGCTCATGCTTCACCTCGGGCGGCGAGAAGGGCGTCGGCACAGAACCGGATCGCCGCAATGAGTTCGTCTGCGTATTCGACCGGCACAGTGACGTTATAGTTACCGCCGATGTGGATGTGGTAGCGCCATTCCGGACCGAACATCAGGTTGTAGGCAACCGTGGTGTGTTCGCCACTGCCGTCATCAAACGGCGCGACGGAAAATTCAGCCTTGCTCGGAAACGCGGGCGGGTTCTCGGGCTTATCCATTCTTCCATTCCTTCCTCTGATAAGTGGGCCTGACTTCTGCGTAGGTCTGCCCGTCAGCGCGGCGGCACACAAGTTGCGTTTCTCTCCAGCCAACAAAGTCGTCAAACGACCCGCCATTGGCCATGCCCCAGCGGCTGCTATGCACCTGCCTGCCGAACTCATCGTGTTCGTAAAGCCACGCCTGCGTCACGGTGATCTTGTCCGGCGGGGTCATCGGGCGGTCTCCGCTAGGGCCTTGAGCGCCGCAGCAGTGAGGGCGTGCGCTGGGGTGGCGGCGTTGATGCTTTCGACGAGCATCCCTTCGGCATCCTGCAACGAAGCGTGAGCAAACTCGCCCCGCGTCTGAATTTCGGCATCCCACCCTTCCGGCCGGAGCGACATGGCCGCGTCGAGGGAGGCGGTGTAAAGGTTTGGCAGCCCTTCGCCCGTCCAATGCGGCGAGACGGCGTGCTCGATCTCGCATTCTGTGGCAAAGCAAGGCTCCTTCAACGCCTCCACGCGCTCCGCCAGCGCCAGCAATTCTTCTCGGGTCGGGGTCATGTCAGGCTCCATACGATGAGTGCGCCCAGCGCGATCAGATACGCGCCCAGCAGGCAGAGAATGACGAGCCAAGCGATGCTGGCCGTCCGGTCGAAGGGTTCTCGGCTCATGATTTTGTCTCCTGTCCTTGTGGTATCCCCAATCCTTCCGGCTGCCAAGAAAAAACTTTCTCAACTTTTTCAGCGTAAGCCGGGTAGCGGCGCATCAATTCCTCTGCGGCGCGCACACCATAAATGATCGTCGAGTGGTCGCGGTTGCAGAACATACCAATCCGCGGATAGGACCAGCCCCGCTTCCGCAACCCCGCGTAGAGCGCCATGCGGGCGTGCGTGATCCGCTGCCGGCGTTTGCTGCTGAGCAAATCCTCCGGAGAAATATCGAACAGGTCCGCGCACAGCTTAACAATCTCTCTCTTCACCTACGTCTTCCTCAGTTAACGTGCGACCAGTGGTCGCCTTCCTCAATACTAATCGCCACATCCTCAAGGATCGTGCAAATAATCTCGGCCCTCTCTAGGTTCATCTCCGGGCTAACCATAGCCATCGCCAAGATGTGTTCGCCTGTGCTTCGAATGTGTTCTACAATCCGGCCGCGCTCGATCATCTTTACATCACTTCTCATAGCGCAGGCCCGCCTTTCCTTCTGCCGCAATCGGGCACCCCTTGGCCCACGCCGGAACCTCGACCATAAGTTCAATCATCTCGGCGAGGACGCCGCGCTCGGCCGGGACTTCGCAGATGATTTCGTCATGCACGGACATGACAACGGGATAGCCCGCCATCTCCAGCCGCATCATCGCTCCGGCCATCAGGTCACGGGCCGTGGCCTGCACCACGTTCTCCGTAAGGAGTCCGCCCCAGATGATTTGCGATGTCCACTGGCGGGTTACACTGTTGAGGGTATCGACTTCGACGCTCTCGCGCTTCTCGCCCCACGGCGTCTCACGTTCCACAATGCGAGGGTTGTGGTACGTAAGGCACCGACCAGACTTCAGCGGCAGGCGCGCAAACTCTCCCCCTCGCGCGATCACCCCGCGGCAGTTCTCAAGGAACTCTTCCTCTAGCTGGCGCCAGTAACCGGAGATCGCGCTGTTGGCTTCGCGGTAGACCGAGACGATGCGCTTGGCTTCCTCTACGTCCACGGCGATACCCATTGCGGCGCACTGCTCGGCGAAGCGTTTACCGCCCATGCCGTAACCGCATCCCAAGATTGCCATCTTGCCAACTTGGCGCTCGTTGCCGTCGATCTTGTCAACCGGCTTGTTGTAGATATCCTTTGCCATGACTTTGTACACGTCTCCTCCTTGTGCGAACGTCTCCACCAACGTCGTCTCCCCCGCCAGCCACGCCAGCACACGCGCTTCAATGGCGCTGTAATCTGCGAAGAGCAGACGGTGTCCCGGCTTGGCGATTAACATCGAGCGCAGCAAGTCGGAGGCAATCTGCGTGCCGGCGCCGTGGTCTGCAACCGACTCGCCTCGCTTCAACTTCGCAATGATTTCATTAAGTTCGTCCTGCTTCTTCGCAGGGCGCGGGAAGTTCTGCGGCTGGACGAGCTTGCCACTCCACCGCCCCGTGGCTGCGCCGTGGTAGACCAGCAGCCCACGCATCCTGTCGTCCGGCCCGGCCGCGTTCTCCATGCTATCGAGCTTGGCCGTGCTGGACTTGGCCCCGTCTTGGCGAAGCTCCAGCACCTTGCGGATCACCGGGTGCAGGTCGTCGCGGGCCAGCAGCGCAGCGACGTGCTGCTTATCCACGCTCTTCGTGCGCACGCCATAACTATTGAGCCACTTCACAAGGTCAACGCCTTTGGTTGCGCCGGTGACTTTGCCTTTAGTTAGACGTGTACTCTCCGCGTCGATTTCTTCTTTGCTGTTGTCCGCCAATACTCTGACACGGTTCAGCAGGTCACGGTCGAGCATCACGCCGCGGTCGTTGATCCGCTGGTCAAGCAGGAAGACTTGGCGCTCTTGCGCGTCCATCTCCACCAGCCGCTCGGCCACGGCGATCTCCGTGCGCACGTCCTGTTCGCAATAGCTGATGAGCGCGGCCATCTTGTCCGGGGTATCCCACCACACGTGCGATCCGTCGGGGTTGGTGCGGCGGGGGCGGGCCATGCGCATCATCAGGGCTTGGCCCGACTTGTCCTTCTGCTGCTCCACGCCGAGAACGTCGGCGGCTTGGCCGAGGGCGCGGGGCAGGCCCATCGCGCTGGCCTGCGCCATCGTGCAGAACCATTGCGAAGCTCCGGTGCGCGGCCAGTTGTAGCGCGGCACCATGATCTTGTTCCAGATCACTCTTTCGAAAGAGCTATTCCAAGCGCGCAGCTTCCCGCCCTCGACAATGTAGTCTTCGAGCCGCACGTCGATGGGGTCGCCCGGCGTCCAGACCTTCGGCTCTTCGTCGTCGAAGGCGTAGGCCATGCACCATACGTCCGTGGAAGGATCGTCGGCGTAGATGTAGACACCAGTCTTGCGCAGATCGACGGCGCTGCGCGTTTCAAAGTCAACGGAAACAATCATGTTTTCTCCTCGTCTCCCTTAACGCTCGCACACCCATCCACAGGTAGTCAAGAAAAAAAATCGTGTTGCCATGCGGCTGCTTTCTGTGCCAGTTTGCCCGGCATTTCCAAAGACGAGAGGACTTCATGCTTACATTTAAGAAGCTCTATGAGGCTGGTTTCAAAGAGTTAGTCAGCGTCATACCGCCTGCTGCTCCGCTGTCGGAGTTGTCGAAGATCGCAGCGGACCAAGCGGGCAAGGCGCCCGGCCGGCAGAACGCTCAGGGCACGTGGGGTGGCTACGCGTGGCAGACATACGATCCGACACCTAACGATATTGAGAGGTGGGACCGCAGCCACGCCAACATCGGCCTGAAGGCGGGGAAATACCCGGCGCTGGACATTGATGTGGTGAACGAGAGTTTGGCCCGCATCATCGCGGACATGGCGACGAAGGCGCTGGGCGCGGCGCCGCTGCGTGTCGGCCGGGCGCCTAAGCGGCTCCTCATGTATCGCACCGATGACGCCATTGGCCGGATGCGGCTGCGGTTTAAGGACGGCAAGGGCGTCGAGCAACTGGTCGAGCTTCTCGGCGATGGCCAGCAATACGTGATCGCCGGTGTGCATCCCGTCACCAAGGAACCTTACACCCTTGACCAAGATATCACGGCGCGGGGGCCGCGCTGTCTGCGCAAGGTGGGTAGGGAGCAGGTCGAGAAGTTCTTTGCGGACCTTGTCGAGACGCTGGAAATGACGGGGTGTGAGATTATTCATGCCGACACGGCCGCTGAGAGGGCCGTGGGGCGTTCGAACGTCAATCAGGCTACCCTAGTAGCTCCGAGCGTGGAAAGGCTCTCAGCGGCCCTTAGAATGGTCCCTAACACGTCTGAGCATTTTCCGGATCGGGACGACTATATCCGGATGGGGTATGCGATCAAGGCTGCGGCTGGCCCGGACAATGAGAGTGAGGCGCTGGCGTTGTTTACGGAGTGGGCGCTGTCGTGGGAGGACGGGGTCAATTCGGTAGAGAATATCGAGGCGGACTTCGGCCGTATGCACCCGCCCTATGAGTTGGGTTGGGACTGGATCGAGGACAAGGCGCGGGCGTTCGGGTTGAAACCTGAGGTCACGGAGTTCGATACGATTGATCCGGACGATGAAGATTACTCGGACTTGCTGGCGAGTGATAGTGAGACGCCGGTGGAGTATTCGGACAGCGCGTTGGCGAGCCGGCTGGCCCGCCTTCACGTGTCCGACATACGGTATGTGGCCGGTGGGCTGGGCTGGATTGCTTGGGACGGGGTCAAGTGGGGGCGTGATGTGGCCAAGAGGCACATGGCGTTTACGCGGAGTGTTTGTTCGAAGGCGTCGGCCGAGGCGTTGCAGAAGGTGACGCCGGCGACGAAGGGCGAGAGGGTTGCCTCGCGCGTGGCGTCGTGGCCTGTGATGCGCAACGTGGCGCAGATCGCCGAGACGGACCCGATGATGCAGGTGACGACGGAGCAGTTGGACAGGGATATTTATATCCTCAACTGCATGAACGGGATCGTCGATCTGCGCACGGGCGAGTTGCATCCGCATGATCGCTCGAAGCTTTGCACGAAGGTGACTGCCGTCGAGGTGGACTTCGACCGGGGCTGCCCGCAGTGGCACGCGTTTCTGAATGAGGCGTGCAACGGGGACATGGAGTTGAAGGCGTATTTGCAGCGGCTCGCGGGCTACTCGGCGACGGGTAGCGTGAAGGAGCACGTGCTTGCGTTTGCGCATGGCTCCGGGGGCAATGGCAAAGGGACGTTCCTTGGCGCGGTAGGTGCTATCCTTGGCGATTACGCCGCGGTGGCCAGCGCGGATGTTTTCTTGGCGTCGAACAATCAGCGGCACCCGACTGAGCTGGCTGCTCTCATGGGAGCACGCCTCGTTCACGCGCAGGAAATTGATCCGAGCAGGAAGTGGGACGAGGCCAAGGTCAAGAGCCTTACTGGCGGGGACAAGATCAGCGCGCGCTTCATGCGGCAGGACTTGTTTACGTTCGACCCGCAGTTCACGCTCGTCATCGCCGGGAATACGAAGCCGGAGATTACTAATGTGGATGATGCAATGCGGCGGCGTATGCACCTCATCCCGTTCGAGACGAAGCCGGCCCGGAAGGATGTAGACTTGCCGGATAAGTTGAAGGAGGAATACCCGGCCATCCTTGCGTGGGTGGTGGAAGGGGCCAAGCTTTGGCTGGCCGAGGGGTTGAACCCGCCCGAGGTGGTTGTCCGAGCGACGCAGGAGTATCTTGAGGGTGAGGATGCTCTCGGCCGGTGGATCGAGGAGCGGTGCGTCGTCAACCCCAACAGCGAAATGGGGACGACCGATGCGTTCAATGACTTCCGGGACTGGGCGCGGCAGAGCAACGAGGCCAAGGGCAAGGACTGGAGCCAGCGCAAGTTCAATGCCGAGATGCGATCTCACGGCTTTGAGGCGGCGAGGGACAGAGCTACGCGGACGAAGAAGGTGTTCCGTGGTCTGGAGCTTCTCATCGGCGAGGAAGATGAGATGGTGATTGATGCAATGCGGCAGGATGCGGCGTCCGAGTTCTTCGGTGTGCGCGTGGTGTTTGATGATGGTGACGAGGAAGGAGATTTTCTGTGACGGATATGGTCAACCGGCCGGAGCATTACCGGCAAGGGGGCGTGGAATGCATCGAGGCGATTGAGAGTTCAATGAGCCGCGAAGAGTTCCAAGGCTACCTGAAAGGTAACATCGAGAAGTATGTCTGGCGCTACCGATACAAGAACGGGGTGCAGGACCTCCACAAAGCTCGGTGGTATCTCGACAGGCTAATCTCGGCGTTGGAGGAATGAGAAAGGGGGCCAATCGGCCCCCTTTTTTGTGGCCGGGGGCGAAAATGGGCGCGTGCAGGGTTTGAGCGGCTCCGTGCAGGGTTTGAGAGGCTCCGTGCATGGTTTGGTGCACGGAAAAACCGCAGAAAACCGCCAATGTGCACGGAGTGCAGGGTTTGTCTGAGTTAATACCCCTCTACGTTTCTGTTAGGGCGTCTTAGAACGCCTTACCAGTTTTTTGGGGGGGTCAATACCGGACTAAACCATGCACTCCGTGCACATCGGCAGAAATCCGCCATTTTTCCGTGCACCAAACCATGCACGAGGCCGGATAAACCGTGCACGAGAACGGCCAAACCATGCACGGATTTGAGTAATAATATTGCTTTCGGCCGAGAAGTGTTAAGTGTTAAGGCGATGGCAGTTAAGGCGTCCGGCGACTTAA